CACCGACCGGTTCATGGAGTGGTTCCGGACAGTCCTCGAGGATGAGGTTCTGGACCCGGTCCCGCTGGAGGAGATCGAGGCTGGTGAGCACTGGACGGGCGAGTTCCTTCGGACGGGCTATCTCCGAGCGTGGCAGCAGGCCACCGGACGTCTCCAGCAGGAAGGTGTCGATGTCGAGACGCAAGACATCGAGACGATCATCCAGCTCCCGGTCCCGCAGCGCCAACTCCGAGATCTCTACCGGCGCGCGTTCTCGAACCTCGAGGACATCACGGAGGCGATGGCGCAAACGGTGCGCGAAGGTCTCGCCGATGGCCTTGAAGCGGGCGAGAACCCGCGGACGATGGCACGGCGCCTCGATGAAGAACTCGAGTCGCTGAAGCGTTCTCGGCTGAATACCCTCGCGCGGACCGAGGTCATCAACTCGCACTCGGAGGCAACCCTCGACCGGTACGAGCGCGCCGGCGCCGACACCGTCCGTCACGGCGAGTGGGCGGACGCCGACGACGATGACGTCTGCCCGATTTGCTCGGCGCTCGATGGTCGTGAGTACACGATCGACGAGATGCGGTCGGGCACGTTCGAGTTCGAACCGGGCTCGAACGACCCGGATTACCTTGCCGGCGAGTATCCGATCCGTCCGCCAGCTCACCCGAACTGCAGATGCTCGATTTTGCCTGTAATCACATGACACAAGCTCTTTACCCTGCCGGTGTGTTATACTGGTATGGCTTGGAAGTGCCCCACCTGCGGCGACGAGTTCGACTCGTTCCGGGGGTACGCGAACCACTACAACCTCAGCAGCGACCACTCCGGCAACGCGCTCGCCGACGCCGTCGGGTGCGAGACGTTGGCCGACCTCTACGCCACCATGTCAGAGAACGCCGTGGCCGAGGAACTCGGCGTCACCCGCCCGGCCGTGAAGGGCGCTCTGAAGTCCTGCGGCATCTCGCGCCGGGGGCAGTCGGAAGCGGAGCAACTGAAGTACGAACAGATGACCGAAGAGGAACGCCGGGAACTGACCGAGTCGGCACGCGACGAGGTTCGAGAGAAGTACGGAGACGGCGGCTTTCTCGGCCAGTGGGTCTCCGAGAACCCCGACGACCACGCCGAGGTCGCACGGGAGGCCGCCGCGCTCGGGGCTCCGGCCCGCGAGGAGAACGGGATGGCTGGCGCGACTGGGCAGGACAACCCCAACTGGCGCGGCGGGAAGAACATCCTACGCGCAGTCAAAAAGGCAACTCGACGGCACGCCAAGCTGCCAGCCGGACAAAAGAGAACCTCCACGCAGACGAATACGGACTTATTGCCGTCCGTTTCTCTGGCGCGTCAGATTCAGTGCCTTCACTCCGCTACGCGACACTCGAAGACTTCTAAGCTGAATGCCGATGACGCTCTGCTGAGGCCGAGGTCCAGACTCAGCACGAACACACGGACACATTTCATGCCACAGATAGCAAGGACGGAGAGTCGCATCGCCTACTGCGGCGAGCGCGATACCGAAGACTACGAACAGGTCGTACACGGCATCGCTCATGGCGAGGACGAACTCACTCTCGGGCTGAATAGCCCGAAGTACTGGCCGGCAGCTGAACTCAAGCGTGCAGCGCCGACGCTCGAGGGTCAGACCGTCTACAAGATTCACGGAGACGGTGACCGCGAGGCAGTCGGACGCGTGCTTCGGTCGGCATACCAAGCCGGACTGGGTGTCGTTTACGAAGCAGGCATCGATGATTCGGAGGTTGCTGCAGAGCTGGTTTCGGGTCAGCGGGAGGTTTCGATCGAGGCCGGCAATCCCAGCGACGTCGATCAGCACGGTGAGACCGGTGCTACCATCATGCGCGACTACGAGTACACCGGTCTTGCCACGCCGAAGAAGGGCGCATCAGAGGGTAACTACACTGCGCCAGGCACAGCGGACAACAACCCGGCGGTGGCCGCACTCTCCGCTGCCAGTCTCGAGAGTGTGCTCGATGGAGAGGACCTCAACGCGGCACTGGCAGTCGGCGACGACGAGTGGTCGGCTGATATGCGCCTGTTCCGTGTCGTGCCCGCGCTGGGCGACCGAGACAAGTACGACGATGACGTGCTCGGTGTCGGAGTTGCGTTCCCAGAGTCGGGCGTCTACGTGGACTGGCACACGGCCGCGTTTCCGGACGAACTCGACGATCCGCACGTCTCCGAGTACGGATCCATCTCGGATCTCCGGAAGGCAACGGGCAACCAGATCGTGGACTTCATGCCGCCGTCCGGAGCGCGGGCCGCTTCCCTCAGCAATCTCGCGGAGATGGCGCCCGAAGGCTTCGACGTCGAGGCAGCGCTCAACTCCTACCAGTCCACAGGAGGAGTCCGGTTCCGTGGAACGCGGGACGGAAAGCTCGACAAGAGTGAACTCCCATCGGACGGCTTCGAGCAGTACTTTCTGTTCGACGGCGATACGAAATCGGCCTCGTCGTACCCGGTAGTCGATTCGGACGGCTACCTGCGCCGGGGCAATGTCGCTGCGGCCTACAGTGTCGGCCCTCGTGGGAGAGCATCCCGCGAAGAACTGCACGAGAAGCTCCGCCCGTTGAACGAGGCGTTTCGGACGCCGCCGATCAACCCGGAGAAGCTCGAGACGACCGACCAGACGGAAGCAGAGATGGCGGCGCTAGCCGACGATCTTGATGCTCGCGCAGTGCTGGCGGCGACCGCGGATGTTCCCAGGCCCGATGACCCGTCGGGCGAGGTCCTGGGCGACGATTCTACGGAGACAAACATGACTGACGACAACGACCCAACCCACGATATTGAGGCGCTCCTCGAGCGCGTCGACGAGAAGGACGAAGAGATCGAATCCCTCGAAGCAGACCTCGAAGCGAAAGAGGACGAACTCGAGGAGAAGGAAGACGAGATCGCCGAACTCGAAGACGAGGCAGAGGACCTTCGGGAGCAGAACGAGGCGGCCCGCGAACAGTACGCCGCTGCCCTCGCGGAAGCGGACACCGTCTTCGACGAGGACGAACTCGCCGAGCGGTACACGCTGGCCGAACTGTCCGAGAAGGTCGACGAGGCCGACTTCTCCGCCGGCGACGGCGGCAGTGATCCCGTCATCCGCTCGGGTGGCGGCTCCGACGTCGAGGCGAACCTCTCCGCGGCTGAGCAGGAGCGCAAGGCCGAACTCGAGGACCGTCTGGGCGACCTCGAAGACAAGGACGGCGCTCTCGCAGAGCGCGAGGAGGAACGCGTGCGTGCTGAACTCGAGGAGATCACGGGAGGTGAAGCATGAGTCTGAACCCCGGGCAGTCGCACAAGGGCGACGCCCAGCACACCGAGACCCGAACCGCTGCAGAAGCACTCTCGGCCGGCGACGCCGTCGCACTCGACGCGAACGACGAACTCGTCACGGCCGACGACACGACCGACACGACCGTCTACGGCATCGTCGGCTACAACGACGGCGACGGCTACGAGTCCGGCGACAACGTCCTGGTCACCTACAGCGGCCCCGTCGTCGCGAACGTCGCGGGCGGCGTCGCCGGCGGCGTCGAACTGGGCGCGTCGGCAACGGAGGGCCAGCTCGCTAGCGGCACCTCCGCGAAGGGAATCATGACGATGTACGCCGAGGGCGCAGCGCCGAGCGGTATCCCCGACATCCCGGCTGGCTACGCTCACGTCGACGTGTGAGCTCGAGCAGCAACTAACCACCACCATTCTACAGAGATAACAAATGGCACTTCCTAACGTCAACCAGATCGTCGACCCGACCACCGTCCGCGAAGTCGCTGCGGAACGCGTTGAAGCACAGACCGTCGTCCGTGAGTTCTTCATGGACGAGACGGTGCCTGACGGCGCCGGCGAAGAGTACGAGATCCCGGTCCCAGCCGAGGAACTCGGCCTGCCCGAAGAGGTCGAGCCCGGCGCGGACACCACCTACGACCGCGAAGAGTACGGTCGCCCTGTGGTCTCTCGGCAGATCTTCAAGAAGGGCTCGAAGATCCCCGAGGAAGACATCAACGACAACGTGTTCGACCTCGTCCAGGACCACACCGAAGGCCACGCGAAGAACATGTCCAAGAAGCTCGACCGAGCCGCGTTCTCGGTTCTCGACGCTGCCGCCCCGGCAGGGGAAGCAGTCGGCGACGACGACGGAACGCTGAGCTTCACGGACATCAACGCCGGCGCGACCGAACTCGCCCAGCGCGGCGAAGACGGTTTCACGGCCAACATGGCGCTGGTCGGCCCGTCCGGCAAAGAGTCGCTGATCAACTACCTGGCTGAGCGCGGTACCGATCTCGGTGACGAGGCTGTCCAGAACGGAGAGCTCGGCGAGTTCGCCGGCATCCGGTTCATGTTCAGCAACAACGTCTCGATCGGCGGTAACGACGCCATCCTCGTCGACACCGACGAGTTCGGGTACGAGGGCGAGTGGCAGGGCGTCGACACCGACCAGGCCACCGACTTCGACGCCGACGCCATCAAGATGAAGATCAAGGCCGCGTACGGCTGG